TTTAAAGTTAATTGTTGTTATTGTTTGATTACCCAAACAATGCTTTTAGATCCAGATTATCTGCATCAAATTTCTTTCCTTTTTTATCGTTAGTTTGCATTGACTTTACACGCTCTTCGTTTTGTCTGACTTTGTCTCTTAAACTAGTAGCGCTAGCAGTCTTTGCTTTTACATCTATAATATCTTTTAAGTTAAATCCTTTATACATTAAATAATCTAATGCCAATTTAGCTTCTATGTTAGCTTTAGAATAATCAACATCTCTACGAGTTTGGCCATTCTCATTAATTGGTTCAGATATATAATCAAAGAATTTAGCTTTCTCACGATCTGGGATACGAATACCTGCAAACTCTTTTCCTTCTTGAATAGTATTTGCTACTCCTTCCCAAAATCTTTCATTTTCTTCAGCAGCACGTTGTTGTTCGGCTTGTTGTTGACGTACCATATTGTCACGTTCTTGCTTTTGAATATTAGAAAGATTACGTTGAGCAACTTTAGCACGATCGTACAATTTACCAGAATCTTCATAATCATTAATCATGTCTTTGATAAACTCATCATCATGACCTTTAGATCTTAAAAACTCTGTAATCATGTACTTTTGAGTACGACTATCGTCTTGCTCAATTTCCATATTTTCAAAACTTTTATTTGGATTGTAAGCATCAAAGAACTTTTCAGGATCTCCTCCAGCCATTACAAAATCCAAATGTTTTTGTACTAAAGGAAATTGCTTAAATAAGCCTTCAAGTTGATCTTCAGCTATTTCTTGAGCAATGTCTTTAGTAAATTCTGCTAAACCTTCTTCGGTTTCTGCATATTCTTTTTCCAATTCGTAACCAAGAGATTTAGCAATAGAAGAAATAATACTGTCATCATCATTCCTGCTATTATCCCTGTTATCGTCAGAATCGTTATCATCATCAGAATTATCATCAGAATCATCGTCATTATTTTTATCATCGACGTCTTCATCTTCTTCATCATCTAATGGATCATTAATAGGTTTTTTATCATCTTTATCTAGATCTTTGTTTTTATCAATGTCTAGATCTGAACCGCCTTTCACGCCTTCGTCTGCGCCAGTTGGTTCGATTCCATCTCCTAGAACATCGTCTAGAGAAATGTCTTCAAATTTTAGTGTTGGTTTACTCATATCACAAAGATATATTAAGGGTTTTAATTAAAAACTATGTAATTATTTTTTATATTTTGCTTTATTATATAGCACTTTCAATTTTGAACTATTACAAGTATAGCATTTTTTACCTCCAGTTTTAAAACTAACAAATCCTTTTTGCTTAGGTTCTTCTTTTTGTTGTTGGTATAATTTAGATCCTAAATATCCTGCACCTAATGCTGGAATAGCAATGGGTGCTATTTTTACTAATTCTCGTTTTTGTTCTTGAGTTGCTTCTGGTTTAAAATGTTTATTAAGATTACCTATCTCTATTAAATAATCTGTATAATCATCTCTATCTTCTTTAAGAACTTTAATAGCATCTTCCATAGATAACCCATACGTTTTCATTATTTCTTTAGCTACCTTAAGTCTTGCTTTTGAAAGTTCAGAATCAAATTCTCTAGGAGATGCTAGCCATGTTTCATATGATTTTGGAAGACCTGGTTCAACTAATGCATCTTTAAACTTTTTAGCAATTGGATTATCCTCGTGAGAAACATAATATTCAAGATCGTCATCATATTTACTTATAGTATCTATCCAGTTACCTATTTTCTGAGTATCGTGTCTTATTTCATGTGCATTTATTCCACCAACTTCATCAGCATTTTGTAAATTAATATCTTTTACATCTAAAATTACATCTTTTGTTTTTAACTTAAAAGGATTAGTAATGCTTCTTGGTAATTTTTCTTTTACAATATAAGATTGTGTTTGTGGAAAACTTGTACTGCCTAAAGTTACTGTTACATCGGAATTTCGAAATCCTCTTACTTTATCATAATTATTTCTTAAGTATTCTTTTGAGTCATCTGGTAAACTCATAAAAGAAGGATCCGTTTCATCTAAATAAACTAATTTAGATTTAGATTTATCAAATGGCTCTTTTGGCATTTGATAAAAAAAATCATGATTAAATTTAGGATCTCTGCTAGATTTTCCAGCATCTATTAAAAATTGTGTTTTTCTTTTAAAATCTTTATCATATATATCAATAGATTTTATTTTAGAATCTAAGTCATCTAATATTGAATTTAGTTCTAAAAATCTATCTTTATCTATATTACGTACTTCTTGTAATTCTTTTTCAATTTCATTGTATCTTTGATTAAGTTTATCAAACTCATTAGCATTTTTAGGATCAGATAAAGCAGCATCAATTTTAGATTGTTCGTCTCTTAATGTTTTTCTAAGAGACATTCTTTTACCTATAATAGCATTTTGTTCATCATTTAGTGCGTCAAAAGTGGGTTTTAAATGTTTATTAAGATAGTCTATATTTTCTTTATTATATGTCCATAAATTTTGAAATTCTGTAGCTTCATCAAAAAGTTTTTGTTGTTCTTGTTTAGAGGGAGCATATGTTCCATATCTTTCAAATAGCCTACGATCTAAAGTTTTTGCTTGTTCTTCTGTTATATCATCTGAAAAAATATTTGCTAATCTATTATTGTAAAGATTTGAAAAATCTTTTTGCGAAGGACTTGCAGGGAGAATTTTTTTAGATTTTTGAATCATATTTCCAAATGGTAAAAATCCTGCAACATTTAATAATCCTTCTCCTGCACCACCCAAAGTAGTATATGTTTCTTTTTCTCCTAAGTCTCTACCTACTCTTCCTATATCCATCAAAATAGATGCTGGATTAAAACCACCAATAACAGAACTCATGGGAGATGCTGTTTCATAGTTTCCGTTTAAGTTACCTTGCGGAACATATCCTTTATACATTAAATACCCTAATGCATCTAAAGGTTGATCCATTGCATATATAAATTGATTTTTTAATCTTTCAGATCCAATAGTTGCTGGAGATATAGTCCCTTGATTTGCAAGATCCGCTTCAAACTGTTTCTTTTTTTCTTCTTCAGCTATTTTCTTTTTAGCAACTGCAGCTTTTTGTTTTTGTTGAGGAGTAACATTTTTAGCATCATCTCTTTTAGCTTCCTCTATTCTTGCATTAGTATAATATGTATTATCACTTGCTGCAGATTGAGGACGTAATCCTTCCATCATATAGTCATCGAAACTTGTCGATTTATTAGATTTTTTAGGAGGATCTTTAGGACCGCCATTATCAAATTTAATTCCTCCATTTCTTCTAATCTGAATAGGAACTTCAGTATTAGACATTACTAAAGGTTGAGCTTCAGATTGTCTAGGTTGAGGAACTCTGTAATTAGGGGTTGTAGCAGGAGGAGTTGGCATCTCAACTTGCATTTGTGGTTGAAACTGCTGTTGAGGTTGTTGTTGAACTTGTTGTTGTTCTTGAACAAATTGATTTAAAATTTGTGGATTCTGAAATACATCTAATATACTTCCAGTATATCCTACTTGTTTTGCTTGTTCAAGTAATTGTCTTCTAGTCGCATTATCCATTTACTTTTATTTCAAAAAAGTCAACTTATATTTTGCTTTATTAATATCTGCTTTAATCTCATCTAGTAAATTGTTGAATTCAGAAAATTTACTTTCTTTCTGAAGATCATCTACTTTATTTTTTAAAGTATCTAATGCAGTTAAACAATCTGTTATTTGCTTAAATTTTGGACTAACATTAAAATCCATAAATGTAAGTAATGTTTCTGCAATACCTTGATAGTTTTCTACAACTTCATCTGCTCTATCTCGTAAACTATTATATAAATCTCCAAGAGTTTGATGTGCAGCATAAGAACCTTGACCAGTCATTCCCCAATGAAGAAGATGAACTTTATTAGCAACTTCTAACATGCTTAATGCTAACTCTGCTACTAAGTTATCTAATCTACCTGACCCACGGAAACCTGCTTCTAAGTCTTTAATTACTTCTGTTCCATTCTTTTCCAAACTATCTAGTGGAGTAAGATATTTAGACATTAAATCTTTAGCCATTATTCTCCTGTATTATTTTCTATTAATTTATTATTTATCTCTTGCTCTTTAAGTTCAAGTTGCTTTTGCTTAATCTCAAAGTCTTTCATCATTTTTTCTAAGCTAGCTGAATTCTTTTTGTCATCATTTTCAGCATTGATAAGAGCAAGTTCAATTTGCAACTGACGATCTTTTTCTTTATCAACTTGTTGTAATTGAAGTTGTTGTTGTTGAATTTGCATCTGTTGTTGCTGTTGCTGTTGCTGAGCTTCCTGTTGAGCTTTATTAAGTTCTTCTTGAGCTTTTTCAGCTTGTCTAATTTTATCTTTAATTTGTGGGAAGCTGTCGCTTTCAAAGATAGAGATTGCTGCTGACATTGGAAGACCGTTCTGAACTGCAGCTTGAGCAAATCCTCTAATTGCTTGCAATTTCTCTACGTCTTTACCTGCATCAGATACAAAGATTCCGTATTCAGTTTCTAAATGTCCTAATCCATCAACTTCTAATTCTGCTAAAGTATTGTCTGGCATTACAAACATTCCTTTCTTCCCACTAATCCAAGCTACTTTAGAGTAGTCGATTAATCCTTGCAATTCACGTTGTTCAAAGTTTGAGAACTTTCTAAATAAATCTTCAGTAATGTGTGAAGATTGTATAATGGCTTGTTGAGATGTTCCTTTCCCTTCATAGGTTCCCATAGAACCTTGACGTTGTCTATTAACACCACTTAATTTCTCCCATTCAACCATGATTGATTCTAAGAGGGTAAGGTATTGTGAGATTGTCTTAATTGACATATCCAACACAGATTGGTGTTGCGGAGAAAGTTGTATTCCCTCTTTGTTATAATCTACCCAAGCAATACCTGTACCCTCTACAAAGTACATGAATTTATCCATATCCCAATTTTTAGGGATCATGTTAATATCGAATTGAGCAATAATGTCTTTTGACCTGGCTATTGCTAATTCCATTCTGTATTTGTAAATATTGTAGTTAAGTTGGTAAGGTATTCCAAGACTAACTAAAGAGATAGGTTGAGAATTAATGTCAGAGTATTTTCTTCCATTAATTGGTAGTTTGCAAATTGATGGGTTATCCATACTAGTCCTTTGAATAGCTAATGGATTCATCTTAATATAAAATCTTCTATCAATTCTAATCCCTTCCCAAACTTCATTAACCCATTCCCATTCTAAAGAAGCGCCCATCTGCTCCTTCATCTCTTTAGTAAGTTTAAAAGTTTCGTCTACTTCTTTAACTTCTTGAGTTCCTGTATTGAGATCTATGTAATTTAAGAAACCAATTCTTTTTCTTGATTTCCAGTAAACTGTAACAATTTCAATTAATCTGTTACGATAAATATTATCATCAGCACCACTTGCTTCAGCTCTATATAAAAGATAAGCTTCTGCAGATGTATGCGTAGGTGATTCTAATTCTAATATTTGTTCATCAGATAAAAACTCTCCATAAGCATCAATGATAGTTGAAGCATGTGAGAATTTTCTAATAATTGCCCAATCCCCATCTTCTACAAAATCAATGTCTGGGTCTTTATCAAAGTCAACATCTAATGGATTAATGACTTCATAAAATGGCTCGTTACGTCTAACTCCTTTGTGTGAATAACATTCTCCTGCAACTAAAAAGTGAAACCATTGCTTTTGAAATTTATCATAAATCTCTTGTTGACTCATAATATAATTCAAAGAATATTGTCCTCTAATTGCTCTTGAATCTACATAAGAACGATTGAATTCTTCTTGGATTTGTTTAGGGAGTGGAACTTCCTGTTGTTCTCCTTCTACTTGTCCTTGTTTAATTAACTCATTTAAGAATTGAGTACGGATATTATTAAGAAGTAAGTTTTGTAACTGTTCTTCTTTTTGACTTATAGCATCAGCATTTTGTATAGTAACTGAATACTCTAAAGGACGCTTAGATTTCTCTCCAAGAAGTAAATCAATAATGGGTTTAATGATTGGATAATTTCGTAACTTAGTAGGGAAATTCTTTCTAGTTTTTCCGTAAGGTTTAAGTACATAATTGTAATCTTCTTCATCTATTACACCATTATAGTAGTCATACAAAGATCTAAGGTACGCGCGACGCTCACTAATTCCAAACTTTGATAGGTTAATAAATGCGTCAACACAATCTTTTCTCCACTTCTCATCTTTTTGAGATAATGGAATTCTTTGTTTAGGTATATGAGCTTGTCCGTACATTAATCACAAAATTAAATTAAATTCTTAGTAAAGATACAAAATTAAATAATTATTTGGTTATTTGTATATTTTATCAAACCAATCATTGGCGGAGTTATCGTTAATTTGAATATAAACTTCTTTGTTGTATAACTCTCGCATATGATACATTGCTATCATTAACGCCATTGCACGGTCAAAGTTACCTTTACGGTTAAATTTAATTAATTCTTGAAGTAATGCTGGGTCGTAAATTTTATGTAAATTAAGAGTAAAATTTCCTTCTTCATCTGCTCCTCTACTATCAATAAGCCAGTCTCTAATGTAAAGTTCCCCTTGATTTTTACGTTGCTCAGTCATGTGCATTCCATATTGCCTCTTAACATTCTTGCTTCGTAAATCTCTTTTATCTAACATTTCAAACTCTTCTTGTAAAAGATGTAATTTTCTAAATCGTTTAGCATAAGGTATAACTTCTCCTCGGTCATTCTCAAATCCTATCTTAGCGTTATAATATTCTGCTAGCATAAATAGATTTCTATTGTATTCATCTTGAGTTTGTGGACGGCCTACATAAGATGCTACAATTAAGTCATCTGGTTTAGACATATTATTAGGAACTTTAATAACATACGCTGCCCCCAAAGATCCAGAGGTTCCTGCTTGTGCATAAGGGTCATGCCCAATTATGTACATATTTTTTGGGGTAAGTTGCTCTTGATCTGTTTTAAATGGAGGTTCGTATATGACTACCGCACCTGTTACATCGTCATCTTTTCTATGTGGAAATTTAGTAATTGGCTTAAATGGAGTGTTACCACGGAAATCTATCTTTCCTTCAGAGTTATAATACAATTCTCCTGCTACTCCAATAGCATCTAAGTTGTTAGCTATTACTCTATTGTACTGTTCTTTTAGTGAAGTAACATCAAAAGTATTTCCAGTGACTTGAAGTGTAGCTTCTTGTGGAGTAAATGCATGTTCTGCTACATATTGGTCAAATGATTTAGCATCATTACCTTTTTTCTTCTTATCTCTCTGCTCAAGTTCAAATTCTATAGCGGCATTAGTGTCACTATTCCCATCTTTATCAATAAACCCATCTAAGTTTTTATAAATAGGGTGAAAAAATCCACAATTAGTGCCTAAAGCTCCTGCATCCCACTCATTTTCAAAAGATAAACAATCATAAGCTTCAGGATGATAGAATAACTCTTCTAATCCTTCAAATCCAGGCCCTTCTTCTCCACCAGTACCAAACGCCACCATAGTTCCAAGCGTTTTAGACCCTTGTTTCATAGTTGGCATAGCTACTTCCCAAGCTTTTAATAACCCTGTAAAAGATCCTGCTTCTTCAAAAAAGATTAATTCCCCTGCTTTACCACGAACTTTGTCTGGATCATCTTTTAAACTTACTGCTAGTATTTGAGATTTAAAACCTAGTGTTACATCAGCTCCATTTACATTCTTTTTGTACCCAGATTGCTTATGCATATCTGTATCCTTAATCCTAGGTTGAGTCCAAGCTGTATTGTCATCAATAAATGATAGAATATCCCATGTTTTAGACATAATACCAT